AATACCTATATTAATCGAGCAATATGAATTTGAAGAGCACTATGAATGTTGTGGTGCAATACTACACGCTTTAGAGGATTACAAAGCTCAACAAAATTATTTACCATGATTACACCAAAACACATAATTGAAAAGGTAATTGAATTATCAAGACTAAACATATTTAACAAGACTAGAAAAAGACAATATGTAGAAGTCAGGTCTTTATTAAATCATATATTATACAATCACAAAAGAATGACTTTATTTAGTATTGTTAATATATACAAGAAATACGGATGGGAAGTTAATCACGCTACAATTCTATATTCACTTAGAACTTATGAAGTTCATAAAAACTACAATAAAGATTTAATAGTGTGGGAACAAAAGATTATTGATAAAATAAATCAAATGGACAATTACTCTAAAAGAGAATACATAAAGAGTAAGGTAAATTATCTTAACAATAAAGATGTTGATGAATTAACTATGGTCATTAGTAATATGGTCGATAAAAAACTAGAGTATGCAGAATAAGTACAGAAAGCTTTTACAGAAGGAATCGCCTAAATTATATAAGAATTATGAGCAGATTGTTGAAGAGCAATTTGAACTCTTTGCAAAAAAGCAATTAGATTATGGCATTAGTAATATAAGTACTGGTGCAAACTTAGAAACTAAAGAAGGCAAAGATTTTGCTTTACATGGTTTATGGTTTAGAATGAATGATAAAATAAGCAGATGGAAAAATCTGATAATTAAGAATCGTAAAGGCAATAATGAAACTTTGTTAGATACATTTCAAGATTTAGGTAATTACTCTATTATATGCCAACTAATTAATAAAGGTTTATGGAAGGAGTAGACAACGAAAACAAAAAGAAAAAAGACGGAAGAGCAAACAACGGTGCTTTAAAAGGGGTTTACAGAGGTCAAGGAAGACCACCAAAGGCAAGAGAAAAGAAGCTAGGTAACTATGCTTTAGGTGCAATGAAAAAAGTATTTGGTAGTGAAGAGAAAGCTTGGCTTGAACTTGCAAAACAGGCTCAAGATAGTTTTCCTCACATGAGATTACTTTGGGAATACAAGTATGGTAAACCAAAAGAATTAAAAGAGCTTAACGTTAAAACAGAAGTAAACATTCCTGTAATTAATTTTGCTGATAAAGAAAAAACTATTGACATTGAATCAGAAGATATAAAAGATGAAGACAGTAAATCTAATTAGTGGTGGCAAAACATCTGCGTATATTTCTGCTAATTATGAATCAGATTATAATGTTTTTGCTTTGGTTAGGATAGAGGATAATAAATCTAAATTTAAAGATAAAAGAATAAGACAAGAGGTTGAAGACAGAATACAAATGCCTTTTGTTGCAACGGCTGAAGATGACACCATAATTTATACTATATTAGATTTAGAACAATTTATTGGTAAAAAAATTGATTGGGTAAGTGGCAAAACATTTGATAAAGTATTAGATACTGCTGGCACATTACCTGACCCACTTAGAAGGTATTGCACAACACAAATGAAATTAGAACCTATATTTGAATGGTGGAGAAAAAAGATTAAAGAACCTGCTGAATTTAGATTAGGGTTTAGAGCAAATGAACAAGCTAGAGCTAAAAGAACACTAGAAAAAACAAATGAAAATGGTTGTTTAGAAATGAAAGCAATAGTTGGTAAAAGAAAAACTAGAAACAAATGGGGGATAATTGAATGGCAAAAGCCAGTTTTCCCTTTGATAAAAGATAATATTTATAAAGATAATATTGAGAAGTTTTGGAAAAACAAACCTGTAAGATTTGCATGGATGAATAATTGTGTTGGATGTTTTCACAAAACACCTTTATTGATTAAGAAAATGTATAATAAACATCCTAACAAAATTGAATGGTTTGCTTCTAAAGAAAAAATAAAACACAACAAAGATGTTTGGTATAAATCAAAAAATTTATCTTTTAGTCAAATTATAAAATGGAATAATCAAACAGAATTATTTGATGATGATTTTAATGAATGTGATTCTGGTTATTGTGGAATATGAAAAAACTAAATCTTAATCCGAAATATCAAGCTCTATTTAATTCAGATAGTAGATACTATGTGATTACAGGAGGAAGAGGAAGTGGAAAATCATTTGCTACAAACACATTCTTAGTGTTACTTACTTACGAAAAAGGACATAGAATATTATTTACTCGTTATACAATGACTTCAGCAGGTATGTCTATTATACCTGAGTTTATTGAGAAGCTAGAATTAATGGGCATACTTGACCAGTTCACTGTAACTAAAACAGAAATCATTAATAATTTAACAGGGAGTTCAATATACTTTAGTGGTATTAGAACGTCAAGTGGAGACCAAACGGCAAAGCTTAAATCTATACAAGGCGTAAGTTCGTTTGTTTTAGATGAGGCAGAAGAGCTTACGGATGAAGAGAGTTTTGATAAGATTGATTTTAGTATTAGAGCAAAGAATGTAAAGAACAGATGTATATTAATTCTAAACCCTACTACAAAAGAGAATTGGATATACCAAAGGTTCTTTCAAAACAGAGGAGTTCCTGATGGTTTTAATGGCACTAAAGAAAACATTACTTACATTCATACAACTTACTTAGATAACTTAGAACATTTATCTGAATCGTTTGTAAGACAGATTAATGATATGAAAGTAAGAAGACCACTTAAGTATAAGCATCAGATAATGGGTGGTTGGCTACAAAGAGCAGAAGGAGTTATATTTACTCATTGGAATATAGATAAATTCAATACGGAAATAGATTCAATATTCGGTTTGGACTTTGGATTCTCTGTTGACCCCTCAGCTTTAATAGAAGGTGCTATTGACAAAACTAGAAAAATTATTTGGTTTAAAGAACATTTATATAAAAAAGGTTTGACTACCTCACAAATTTATGATACTTGTATTAGAAAGGCAGGTAAGAATTTAATTGTGGCTGATAATAGTGAACCCCGTTTAATTAGCGAATTAAAAACAAAAGGATTAAACATTGTGCCTACAATAAAAAAGAAAGGTAGCATCTTGTCAGGAATAGCATTGATGCAAGATTATCAAATTGTAATTGATAGCAATTCAATAAATCTAATTCGTGAATTTAATAACTATTCTTGGAAGCTTACAGGTTCTATTCCTCAGGATAATTTTAATCATGGAATAGACTCCTGTCGTTATCTGGTTCAGTACCTACTTACTAGGTCTGTACCTCATGGCAATTACTTTATTAGGTAAATTGTTACATTTGTAACAAAAATTATTTAATTTGTTATATTTTTATATTTATTTGTCAGTTGGAGAATTAATTACTATATTGAACACAGTTCATTGAAATTAAAACATTAATTAATAATTAAAACAAAGAAATATGAATTCATTAAAACAAATTACAGAAAACATTATTAAAAGTAGAAACAACAATCAAATACCTGAGTTTAACGATATGAAGGATTTGATAGAATGTGCTATTTGGTTAAAAGACGAGAACGAAGACAAAACTAGAGATTATAATTTTAATATTATAGAGTTTTGATAATAATGGGAGGGTAAAACCTCCCTTTTTTAAAAAAAGATTTGGTCAGTTGGAAATAATTAACTAAGTTTGTGTATAAATAATAAAGAAAACAATGAAAGAAAACAAAAAGATTATCCCAAAACACTTTAACCTTAACAAAGATTGGATACAAAAGAGTAACCAAAACCGTATGTTAGAACTATTAAGCAAACAATTTAAAAATAAATAATTATGAGTTGGATAGAAAACGAAACCTTTGACCATTACAGAAAAAGAGTAAATCAAATAGAAAAATCAATTAACCTATTAAGAAGTCACGGCTACACTGTTGTAGATTTAGAAGGCAAAATAATAGAAGAAAAAGTAGAACAATAATGGAGGACATCATTGAAGAGTTAGAAGCTGAAGTAAAAAGTTTACAATACGACATCATTTGGCAAAACCATTATATGAAATACTTAGAAGACAAGAATTGTGAATTGGATAACGAAGCTACTGTTTACGCTAATTATATGATGAACTCAACAAAAACCTATAAAGTATGAAAACAATAGTAAAGAAAATCAAAGATTATAACCAAAAAATGATAAGTCAAATTAAAAAGACAAGACATGAACTACAAGATGATGTTAAAATTGAAATTAGTTCTAATTACAGGATAGAAGGCGACAAGGAAGCAAAGAAAGATATGTTAGCGAGTTTAGAAATATATTCCTATACTATCACACCAGAAGAGCTTGAGGTGCTTGTGGAAGCTCTTAAATGTGTTTATTCAAATCATCCTGATGGAGAGATTAAAATGTCTGTTACACATAATCACGACTACCTAAATTGTTAATATGAGAAAATGCAAAAAGTGTTCAAACTTAATTGAACAAAAAGCGAAGCAGTTATTTTGTTATAATTGCAAAGGTTATAAGATGCCTTATGAAACTTATAAATTTTATTCACTAGCAAACCAATTTGAAAACAAATAATATGAAAGTAAACAGAGTATACAAAACAGTACGCCCAATGAAAAAGTTTGGCAATTTAATAAAGGATTTATTTATGCCAAAGCAATCTAATCATTTCTGGATAAGAGTAAAAGAAATTGCAGAAACGAAAGAGGAAAAAGAAGAGCAAATTTATGCCATAATAGAATTATTAAATAATAGAATAGATATAAAAATATGACACAAGAACACAAAGAAAATTTAATAGATGTTTATTATAATTGGTTCAATGATGAGTGCTCTTGCCCTTACGATGAAATAAGATGGTTAATTGAATCAGCATTACTAGGAAAAGAAAAAGATAATATTATCGAAGCTTTAGAAACTACACATAAATATTGGGCACATCGCTATAAATAAAAATTTAATACTATGACACATTTAGAAGATTTAAACAGAATAGAGATTAAACACTTAAGAGAAATGAATCAAATATTTAAAGCTGAAATAATAAAGCTTAAAGATATGAATCGAACACTGCAAGCTACTGTTGAATTGTATATGCAACAACAAGAACAAGAATATAAAGAAAGTAAAGTTTGAGAGTTCTAAGGTTTGAAATAAAAGAAGTGGGACAAGAGCCATACAAAAAGCAATTCAATACGGATAGGTCAATTCAATGGACTATTGAGCAATACTCAAGACATAGAGCAATTCAATATATGAATTTAATAGAATAAATTTAATACCTATGAATTCAATATAAATTCAATACATAAATTTAATAGTTGTTTGTTTTGTTTGCCCTCTGTAAATTTTACAGGGGGTTTTTTGTTGGATAACTTGCAAAGCTAAAAACAAATAAAGCAGTAAAGCAAATTAATGTTCTTATTTAGAATTAATATAAATTGTCAGTTGGAGTTGACTTGTATTGTTTTATTAACTAATATTGTGAATAATTATTAACTAAATAAATAAACAATATGAAAAATTTAAACATTGAATTAAGAGACAAAACAAATGACATTTTAAAAAAATACCTTCTTAAAGATGGTTTAATGTCAAAGTTTGCAATTAGTTATTTCGTAAACTTTCAAATGACTGAAAAGGTCGCAAGGTCATTTATAGGTTTGGAATTCTGGAAAAATAACCATAGCAAAAGAATGGATAACCTAGACATGCAAATAACTTTAATGCATGATTTAAAAGGTATTATAAACAATGAAGAATGTTTTTTGCCTCGTTCAAATGAGTATCAAAAATTTTGTACAATATGAAAACAATATTAAAAACCTTATTAAACCTGTTCGCATTTGGCTCATTCGCTTTTATTATGGGCGTTTGTCTTACGCTATTAATTAACCTATTTATATAACTATGAAAACAAACACTATTGAAAAAAAATATCTTGCATTATTAAAAACTTATGAGGATAAAATAGATGAAATTTATAATCTTGTTCCTTCTTCAAACTACACGCCTGATTATATGACTTATGACTATGATGGATATTTAGAATATTATAATAATGATGATTATATCTATTATAAAGAACTTAAAAAAGCAGTCAACAAGGCAAAATTATATACTAATTACTTAAATGACCCCTACATCAATACATT